CGGCAAAGGCATCAGGCACCTGTCGAGACGATGTGTGAATAGGTTTCGGTTTGCGAGCCGGGCATGACGACGGCAATCGAAAGGGCGAGAAGACCTCGTCCGATCCATTGCGCGGAGACCTCGATCGTGCGGGCAAGACCGCGCTTGACGATCCATGCGAGAGCTTCGCGCGCATAATCGATCGCACGGCGGCGGGTTTCTTCGGTCTGCTTGGCGCGCCGAAGGAGCCAGAGACGCGAACCGATACGGTCGCCATCTTCGCCGAGCACGTCACCCACCCAGCCGCGACGGTCGCTTTCACCGGAAGGAAGAACGTCGTCCGGCCGCGCGCGAGCGTCGGTGAAGAGCGAAACGATAATGGCGGTGGCAAGCGTGGTGTCGTGCGCGAGCCCGGTGCCTGTGGTCACGAGGTCGGCCGCCTGAAATTTGTCGTTCCATTCGAGCGCGATCATGTGCCAGACATCTTCTGGTTCGGGTCATTGGTGCTGCCGACATTGTTCTCCGAATGCGTGTGGTTGTTGTAGACGGAACGCATTCCGCTCATGGTCTGACCGGCCGTGTCGCAGAGATCGCGGATTTCGCCCGTCACTTCGAGAAGCGGCGTCTCCATGCGCACCTTCTCGGTATTGGTGATTGTCACCGGCTTGCCGCCACCGCGAATGAAGATGCCGTCGCGCGTCAGATGAACCTCTTGGCCGAGATCGTCATAGATGATCACCTCGCCTTGCCGGAGCCCCTTCTTTCGGCGGGCCGCATCGTCGAGCGCGACGATGACCGGATGAGAGCGATTGCCGGAGAGAAAGGCAACGAGCGCCGTCGCGCCTGCGAAGGGATGCGAGCTGAACCCATATTCCTGCAAGCGCACCGCATCGTCGCGGACTTCACCCTTCAGCACTTCGATCTGTACGCGCTGAAACCCGCCCGTATCGTCGATTAGGCGCGCACGCGCCTTGGCGAGCATAAGCATTACACGGTCGCGGAGCGGGTTCCCTGCCATGTTCACCCCCAGACCGTGTTTTGATCGTAAACATCGGCCTTGCCGCCGTCGGCGCTATCGCCGCCGCTGCTTTCGCCGCCGCTCTTTTCCTCGCCCTCGGCCACGAGGTCGAAAGCTTCCCTGGGCGCAACCTCCAGTTCGGTTTCCCGTCCACTATTTTCCGTCAGCCGGTGTGTGACGGCCACGATCAGAAGTTCGCGGTCGATGTTCATGTAGTCGTCGCGGACGTGAACGGTCGTATTGGGCATCCAGAATGTGCCGCCATCGTCGCGCCAGCCTTGCATGACATAGCCGACGCTCGCGCCACGGCCGCGCGCGACGGCCTTGTGCCACGCCGCGCGCTCGGCGAGTGTCTGGCCCGCAGCGGGCTCCTCGCCGACAATCACCGTGGGCCGGTATCGAGAGATCGCTTCGTCTTGCGCGCGGCCTTCAGGATGCAGCTCGCTTTCGCTGTCGAGATCGTCCGCGCTTTCCTGCTGGCTGCGAACGACGATGAGGCTATAGCGCTCCGCCTGGCTGAAACGGCCGGAGGCGGATTTGGCGTTCTCGCCCAGACGGATCGAACCCGAGGCGGACCCCGAAAGCCCGGCACGCGTAATCACAAGCTCGCGGCGGCCGTCGCCGAATGCGAGAACCGCGCGTTGCCGTGCCGCGCGCTCGATCGCCGCCCAGGCTGTTTCGCCGGGCTGGATGGCAAAGCGGGCAAAGGGCGCGCCGGTGTCGCATTCCGCCCGGACGGTCAAGCAGTAGGGCTGGCAGAGCTTTTGTGCCAGGGCGGTCAGGGTCAGATTGCGGAACTCATGTGGCCCATCCACGGCCGCCGCGCAATCGACGATGTCCGCCATTGCGCAGCGCGTCTCGATATTGATGCTGTGATTGTCCGTATCGTAATCGGGCGCGATGGCGTCGATATAGCCCGCCGCCTTTTCTGCGCCGCCCAGGGAAAGCGAGTAAGCCGAGCCCGGCCGGATCGGGCGGCGGGCATCGACACCCGCCCATTTCTCTGTGACCTTCAGCGACAGAAGCGCCGCGCAGTCGTCGATGCGCCGCGTGAAGGCGAACTCCTGCCAGCCGCCATAGATCGTACCGTCGACCGCGAGTTCCACCGCGTCACTCATCGACAAGCACCTCCAGCGCGCGGCCGCCGGGCACGAAACCCGGATGGCGGATGCGGTTCCGGGTCACAATTTCGGCCGCACGATCGAAGATTGTCGTGAGGTCGTCGCCGTCCAGCCGGTAGGCGATGAGGAGAGAACTTTCCGTTTGCGCGGGCACCGTTGTGCGGAGGCGGGGCAGCGGCAGTGCGCGCACCGCGACATCTCGCGTCACGGCGGCGCGGAGATCGGCCATGCGCTTCCATGTCGTTTCCGTCGCCGCGCTCTCGGAAATCGTGGCGAGCAAATCACCTGCATCGTTACGCCACGCCTCGGCCTCCTCACGGCTTTCCCAGCCCTCCGCTGTCCCGGCAGCGACCGCCTCGATGATCGCCGCAGCGCGTGCGAGCTGGACGAGGGCGGCATCGTTCCCGGCGGCGCGCACGCGAGCGGGCGTGGTGACGGGCGATGAAGGAAGGGAGATCGCGGCTGGCGCGGCGAGGGAGAGCAACAGGTTCGCGCCACTCGCAGAGGCCGCGCCGCCCTGGACGAAGCCGTAAAGCTCGGCTGCGAGGTTTGCCGGAGAAGCGAGAAGCACCTCTGGTGCATTCGCCAGGCGAGCGAAAGAAGCGGTCGCGCTTGCCACAATCGACGTGGCGGCCCAGCCCCGGAACTGACCAAGGACTGTCGATGTAACCGACGCGAGCGAGGCGCGCGCGGCGTCCAGAACGAGGGCGTGCTGACCTGCAACCGCAAAGGCATTGGTGAACTCGTCGAGCACCGCCGTCTTCGCAAGCGCCGCCGCCGAACCGACGCGGGCGGCCGTGTCGACCCGCGTTGTCGGCGAGGCGTCGCCGCCCGCGCGCTGAAACGGGATCGAATAGCGAAGGACTCGGCCTTCGCGGGTGGAAAGGCTGGAGCGAACGGGACCGATGACAACGGCATCCAGCTCGCCATAGAGCGGATGGATGAGGCGTCCGGTCGCCTGTTCGGTGAGCGCGGCGTCGAAGACACGCGATTGTGCGTCGAGATCGTCGCCATAGAGCAATGCTTCGATGGTGAAGCTCTCCGGGAGCGCGCCGAGAAATTCATGGACGGGTTCTGTTCTCAGCGTCATCCCGTGCGAGACGGTACGCGGGCCGAATTCCTTGGCGGCGTCGTCCACGAAAAAGGCAACACCGCGAAAGCTCGCCGGTCGAAGGCTGTCGAGAAAGCTCATGGCGCCATCGCCTTTCCGGTGTCGGTCACGAGCGGCGCGCGCGGATTGTTGGACTTCACCTGTTTGACGCGCACACGATCATCGTCGACGCCGATCCGCACCTCGCCGCCGATTTCGTTTCGCGCAGCCACCTGAACAGCGCTGGCACCCGTCGGTGCGCCGGGCGGGCCGGGCGGACCATCGCCGCCGCCGAAGCCGATGAACTTCCCGGCCCTGGAGGCGAAGCCGCTAACGCTTTCCACGATCGCCAGCACCGGGCGGAAGAGAACCGAGAACCAGTCGACCCAGCCGGAAAGGAAGGACTTCAGTCCCTCGAAGGCACGCGTGAAATCGAGCGTGAAGAGGCCCGCGACGATCTCCACGAAGCCTGAGAAGATTTTCTCAAGCGCCGCGAAGGCATCCGTGAAGAAGGGAACGATATCGCTCCAGTTTCGATAGATGAGATAGGCCGCGCCCGCGAGCGCCGCGACCGCGACGATGACCATGCCGATGGGATTGGCGATGAGAACCGCGTTGAAGATGCCCATGATGCCCGCACCGCTCTGGATTGCGAGGAAGAGGTGGCCGAGCATGGAAATCAGGCCGCCAATCGCAAGGCGGCCGAGCGCGAAACTCGTAAGCGCGATCGCCTTTGCAAGGCCGCCGAAGGTGAGGACGAGTTTTGCGACCGAAAAGATCAGCTTGCCGCCGATCAGCACACCCATGATGAGGAGCGCGGCATTTGCCGGACCCATGAGGGCGACAAGCCAGCGCAGCGCCGCGAGGAAGGGCGCGAAGGCAGCGCGGATGCCTCTCACAACCTCAAGCAACGCCGCGAAATAGCCCGGCAATCGCTTGACGAATTCCGCAATGTTTGTGTCGATGACCTCCCGATTGGATACGATCCAGTCGCCCATGGCGCCGATAAGTGGATTGAGGATCGGCAGGAGATAGGTCGCGAGGATATTGCCGAGCCCTTTTACCAGGGCGAGAAGGCGCGCAAGGCCCTTGCCGAACGCCTCACTCTGGCCGAGGGCATCATCGCCCATGACGTAGCCGATACGCTCGGCTTCGTCGCCCAGCTCGCGAAGACCGGCGGAACCCTTGTTGAGGATCGGGATGAGCTGCAAGGCCGCTCCCGCGAAGAGACGATCGGCGGCTTCGGCCTTGCGTGCATCGTCGGGCATCGCAGCGAAGCGGTCGGAGATTTCGGCAAGAAGGACCGAAGTCGATTTCACCTTGCCGTTATTGTCGAGAAGTTCGATGCCGAGGCGCTTGAACGCACCTTGAGCATCCTCGCTGCCACGCACCGCTTCGACAGTGCGCTTGTTGAGATCGAATAGGCCCTGTTTGAGCTGTTCCGCTTCGACGCCATAGGCTTCCGCCGCATAGGCGGTACGCTGCCAGTCGCGCGCGCTCATGCCGACGATCTGCGCTGCCTTCGCCGCAGCGTCGCCAGCGCTCGCCGCGCGCTTTGTCAGTGCGAATAGCGCGCCGCCGACAATGCCCACGCCCGCGACGATCCTCCTTGCCATCGTCGATACGTCGCGGCCGACAGCCTGAAACGATTTGCCGACATTGGCGGCCGACGAGGCGATGCGAGAGAAGCCGAGATCGGCATTCAACCGGCGAGCGGAAGCCGCGATCCGCCTTGCCGGGGCTGATACGCGGTCAACAAGCTCAAGGATGACGCCGAGATTTATCAACTTCCCGCTCCGATCCGCTTTTGCCAGGCGCGCGCCTGGCTAACCCAGAACCTCAGCTCGGCTGGGCCCCATCGCTCCCATCCGGACGGGAAGCCGAAAGTCCCTGCAACAAGGCCGATGGCTTCCCTCCAGTCCGGAGGGAAGCGGGCAAAAAACCTTCGAGCTTCCCCAGAGCGGCAACGAGGTCTTCGAGATCGAGGCGGTCGATGTCCTTGTGCGCCATATCGACCGAGCGGGCGAGAAGCGCGCGGACGAGCGACCCTTGTCCGGCATCGCCGCCCGCATCGAGCGCGGCAAAAAGATCGCCAGCAACGAGCGGCCGGAAGATGAGCCTGTCGATGCGCTCGACGACTTCGCCGGTGTCCTTCGTTTTGCGCTCCAGCGGATGGGAGAGCGTAAGCGTGTTGTCCATCAGAGAAGTTCCTCCGCCGGATCGCCGTTGATGACGATGGTGACTTCGCCGCCCGCGCCGTCCTTCAGCGTCGTCGTATCGGTGCGGAAGGCATTGCGGATGACGTAGGACTGGCCGGTGTCGCATTCGAAGATCACCGTCGCATCCTTGAGATTGCGCAAGTCTTCGAGCGACATGCCCGCCTCAAGAGAGGTCGTGCAGTTGACGACGGAGGGAACGAGTTCCTCCGAGCGGCCGATCTTCGAGCCGGTGACGACGGTGTTGTTCTTGGTGCCGCCCACGTCGAGAGACGCGCCCGCCGCCGTCTCGATGGTCTTGCCATTGGCCGAGATTTTCGCCCGGCCGAGAAACTGCGTCATGGTGCCTCCTTAAAGGATGAACTGGATGCCCGCGGCCGTCACGCGGAGCTGGTTGATGAGGTTCGCCGGAACCAGCACGTTCACGCGGTTCGGATCGGTCGAGGAGATTTCGACGCGGGCATCGCGCTTGAACTGTTCGATGTCTTCGATGAGGCCGAGATCGAACCAATCACCCGCGAGCGCGACCAGCTCGCCGCGCAGTGTTTTCGGCGTCACGACGTTGGGTCCGCGCGACCCGTTTTGCCCGAGCTTCTTGCGGCGGAAGCGGGCGCTCCAGCGGGCGCGGAGCGTGTAGCGCAGATAGGAAAGGTTGCGCAGCGTTTCCGTATCGAGATAGGAGCGATCCGAGAGGCCGTTTCCGTCGAGGCGATAGCCGGTAATCGCGCGATCGATGACGACATTGCCGGAGGCATCGACCGTGAAGGTGGCAATGCCGTTGTGAAGCAGGATGTCGCGCTCCTCGCGCGTGAAGATGTCGGGCTTTGCGGGCGGTTTCAGGCCGGTCAGGATGATGTCGCTGACCGGCTGTGCCGGATCGATGCCCGCCGCGAATGCCGCCGCACCGGCATAGGCCGCCGCCCATTCGGAAGGTGTATCGAGACCCTTGTGCACGCCCATTGTCGATACCCAGGGCGAGTTCCGCGTGAGGCCATGCGCCGCGAGCGTTCCCTGCGAGCCGCGTTTGCAGGCATAGGCGATGCTGTCGATCATCTTCATCGGCCCGGAGCGAAGCCGCAGCTCCGTTTCGAGCGCGGCGAGGTTCGCCGCGTCCGTCCAGGGCGTGACGTAGGTCGTGTACCATTCGTCGCCAATCGCCGCGAAAACATCCGTCACGTCGGGATTGCCAGCACCTGCGGCCATCGCGGTGAAGACGATGCCGACGCCTGCCGGAAGCTTTTCGTCCGCGTAGTAGCTGGCGCGAAGGTCGATGTCGTTGCCGCACTCTCCCTTGTTCCGCGCAGTGACGACGACGAGCGTTGCATCTTCGCCGTCGACGGCGGCCGTCACGGGAAGATCGGCGTTCGCGTTGATCGCCGCCGTCGCGGCTGTCGCGATTTCGGCGGCGGTGTCGGTGGCCGCAACGCCCACCTGGATACGCTCGCCCGCCACGTAAAGCGAGAGGACACCGGCGGCCGTTGCCGGGCCGGAGAATTTCAGCGATCCGGCCGCTGCCGCGCTTGCTGCCGCGTCGTCCAAAAAGACAGCCCACACTTCCGTCGTGGTGTTCACGCGCTTCAACGAGCGGATCATCCGGTGCGCCATGCTGCCTTGTCCGCCAAGCGCGGCGGCTTGACGGTGATCGAAGACGAGAATGGGGCGGTCGGTTTCCGCCGTGCCCGCCGCCAACTTCTGTCCGATGACGAGAATCCTGTGTGGCATGAGCGCAAGGCCCTGATTGGCCTGCGAATTGTCGAAAGCGACAAAGGTGCCCGGCGTCAGGATATCGATCGGAATGTTCTCGAAGAGGATATCGCCCATTTACTCGGTTCCTTCCTTGCGCGCACGGCTCTGCGCTTTGGACGCGACGATGATCTCGATGTCACCGTCGCGCTTGCGGCGTTCCCAGTACGATGTGAAAATCACCGGCTTCCCGGTAGGCGGAAGCTCTTCCTTCGTGCCCGGCATGTTGACGACACGGCCGGGCATCGGTTTGACCCAGACCTTTGCGGTCTCGCTCATC